AGTGATTGAATATGAGGAGAATGTTAAATGAGTGCAGTAGATACAATGGCTGATTGGGGTTCAGAGTTTGAGGAAAGGTATGCATTGCTATGGTCGCATGGCATTCAAGCAACCGCGCCTGAAGGAAGCTACAAAGATAGGTTCTTTCATTACGTAAAGCAGCAGTGCCAAGAAACAGATTGCTGGAGGCTAGATAGTTTTGGTCAGTTGCATAGTGACTTTTGTTCTGAACTTGCAGGAGGTTAAGCATGATGGCTAAATTCTACACCATGACTGAGAACCAATACAATTCCTTCTCATCTTCTAAATTCATTAAGATGATGTACGAAGATAAGATGGCTATTGAATCTGTTCAACGTCAAGACAACGGTGACTACAAGGTAACTCCATCAGAAGGAATTGATTTAAATTTCTATTCAGATATTTACATTCCCTTCATGATGTGGTATAATGCAGAGCAATTGAAGTTGAAATTTTAATTGAAACAGGAGACTCCATATATGGATAGACCACCCTCGATAGTTACAGGTCAGTGCTACTTTGCCCACTTGAAAGTACCTAACCCTAACTACAACCAGACTGATTACTTCTATGAGTTAAATCTAGCGGTATCAGATGAAGTGTTCGCGTCCTTCAAAGACATAGGGATAAGTAATTTCTTTTTGTTTGAAGCAGGGACAAAGAACTTCACGCCAGATCCAGTAATTAAATTTGCTACATGGGCTAAGAATAAAGGAGGAGATAATCGTCCACCGCCTAGAGTAGTTGATTTAGATAAGAACCCTATCGATGTACTGATAGGCAATGGATCTACCGTAAACGTACAGTGGTCAGAGTACAGCTACGGTAAACAAACTAAAATAATACGACCTTTACTTCAAGCAGTACAGATTGTTGATTTAGTGGAAAGACAGGAATCGTCTTCGTCAAACATACCACAAGAGGAGGTAGCATTTTAAGATGGCAGAAGCAGAAGAAGCCGCAGAAGCGCAAGCACCAGCAGCGGTGTATCGTAATGAAGATGTGGACTATGATGTATCCAAGCTCAACCAAGAAGCGCAACAAGCTTTCATGATGTTGGCTCAGTTACAACAGAATGCTCTTCGTCAAGCAGAGATTGAGATGGGACATTTACGTGCTGCTCAATCGCAATACAATTCAATAATCAAGGCAAACTTAGATGAGGAGGCTAAGATACCTGAACCAGAAAGCAACTAAATGTAGGAGGTAAACAGATGGCTTTTGTAAAGCTTCATCTTCCATGCCCAAGTTGCCCTAGTAGTGATGCCCTTTGCGTTGATGACAGCGGAAGGGCTTACTGCTTTTCTTGTGGCACATTTTTTAGTGAACAGGAGTACAGTAGAATGGATAACGATTCTAAAATGGCAGAGCCTATGAGTCTTATCGATAACAATCAAACCAATGAACCAATTAATTTTGAACAAGAAGGAGAATTTACAAGCTTAGATGACAGAGGAATCAGCAAGGCAACAGCTACTAAGTATGGTGTAAGAGCTGTACGTGGTGCAGATGGTAAGATAAACAAACACTTCTATCCTTACTTTGCTGACCAAGAATTAGTTGGATACAAATCCAGACTGACTAACACTAAATCCTTTTATTCAAAAGGTAACATCAGAGAAGCAGGACTATTTGGAGAACAGCTATTCAAAAGTGGTGGCAAGTACATCACCCTAGTAGAGGGAGAGTGCGATGCGATGGCTGCTTATGAAATGCTTGGATCTAAGTGGCCTGTTGTTTCTATTCGTAGTGGCGCACAATCAGCAGAACGAGATGTCAAAGCTTCACTAGAGTTCTTAGAATCATTTGATAATGTGATAATCTGTTTTGATGCTGATAAAGCGGGACGCGAAGCAGCCAAGAGAGTAGCTAGAGTACTTAAACCAAGCAAGGCTAAGATCATGTCTTTACCTGAAGGGTTTAAGGATGCTAATGATGTACTACTCAAACACCAACAAGCAGGTTTTGTAAAGTACTGGTGGGATGCAAAGACCTACACCCCTAGCGGAGTAGTCAACGCCTCAGAGAACTTATCTAAATTCTTAAAGCGAGAGAAGAAAGAATCTATTCCTTATCCTTGGGAAGGATTGAACAGGAAGCTAGAAGGATTAAGACAAGGCGAACTTGTTTTACTTACAGGTGGCACTGGTTTAGGTAAGTCTTCAGTAACTAGGGAACTAGAACACTGGATCATAAATCAAACCAAAGACAATGTAGGTATCATAGCTCTAGAAGAATCAGAAGAACGAACAATGGATGGGATCATATCTATTGAAGCTGATGCTAAGTTACATATTGATCGTATCAGGAATCAATACTCTGAAGAGGAGTTAACTGGTTACTTTAAGAAAGTATTTACAGGAGGCAATAAAGATAGGGTGTGGATACATGCTCACTTTGGAGCTAACGATATAGATGCTATCTTTAGTAAGTTACGATTCATGATTGTGGGATGTAACTGTAGATGGGTTGTTCTAGATCACTTGCATATGATGGTGTCTTCTACTGTAGAGGGTGATGAGAGAAGGGCTATTGATTCTATCATGACTCGACTCAGATCCCTCGTAGAAGAGACAGGAGTGGGCCTCATACTTGTTTCTCACCTAAGACGTATAGACGGTAACAGGGGCCATGAAAATGGCGTAGAGACAAGCGTGAGCCACATCAGAGGCAGTCAGTCTATCGCTCAGATATCTGATGCTATCCTGTCACTGGAGAGGAACCAACAGTCAGATGATCCTATAGAAGCAAGCACTACCAGAGTAAGGATACTTAAATCTAGATACACTGGTGATGTTGGGATAGCTACTTATCTTTTGTACGATAACGAGACAGGTAGATTATCTGAGTTAGCAGGTGATGAGCTTTCTAATTCTGCTGAAGAGGACATAGACATTAACCTTGGATTTGAATAAATGAAACTACTATTTGACATAGAGACTGATGATCTAAAGGCAACTAAGATATGGTGTATAGTTGCCAAAGACATGGACTCAAAACAGTTATACACTTATGGGCCAGAGCAGATCGAAGAAGGTGTTCAACTTTTAGAGAAAGCTACTCACCTCATAGGTCATAACATAATTGGGTTCGATATCCCTGTAGTAGAAGAGCTGTGTAACCGCGCTGATCTGGCAGAAGGTAAGGAGATTATAGATACTCTTGTATTATCTAGACTCTTCAATCCCTCTAGAGAAGGTGGTCATGGCTTAGGCATATGGGGTACTAAACTTGGCTTAGATAAAATAGGATTCGAGGAGTTCTCTAGATATTCTAAAGAGATGCTTGAATACTGTATTAGAGATGTCGAGTTAAATGAAAAGATTTACTATGCTTTACGAGAGGAGTCTAAGGGATTCTCTAAAGACTCACTTGAACTAGAGCATAGTGTAGCTAAGATCTTAAAGGATCAGGAGAAACATGGCTTCTTGTTTGATGTAAGAGAAGCAGAGATTCTCATGGGTAAGCTACGATCTAATGCGAGAAAGGTAGAGATGAAGGTTAAGTCTGTCTTCAAGCCTAAGATAGATGAATTAGCTTTGTATCCTAGATTAACTAAAGCTGGTAAGGTTAGTAAGACTGCTGACAAGAACTTTGTAGGTAGTAGAGAAGGTGCTAGACTAACTGAATCAGAACACAATCTGTTAAGGAACAATCTAAATCTAGCAGGAGGATGCCTAGCCAAGTGTCCTCCTGTATCTAGGCTGACCACTATTGATTTTAATTTAAACTCAAGAGTGCAGATAGGAGAGTACCTTCAAGAGTTTGGATGGAAGCCAACTGAATTTACTGTTAATGGTAGACCAATCGTAAATGAAAAGACCCTAGCGCAGGTAAAGAATATACCTGAAGCAGATCTCATAAACAATTATCTACTACACCAGAAGAGAATATCTCAGATAGATTCTTGGCTCAAGGCAGTAGAGGAAGATGACAGGGTACACGGGTTTGTTATTCCTAACGGTGCAGTAACAGGAAGGATGACTCATCGTGATCCTAACATGGCACAAGTACCTAACTCTTCTTCTCCATATGGTAAACAGTGCAGAGCTTGTTGGACTGTGCCTGATGGATACAAACTAGTAGGTATAGATGCTTCTGGCTTAGAGCTTCGTATGCTTGCTCACTTCATGGACGATGAGGAGTACACAAATGAAATCATTAACGGAGACATACACACCGCTAATCAAAAACTTGCACGACTTGAATCAAGAAATCAGGCGAAGACTTTCATCTACGCACTTTGTTATGGGGCCGGCGACCTCAAGCTCTCAACAATTCTTGGAGGAAGCGCAGCAGATGCAAAAAGAACTAGAGAACATTTCCTTGATAATCTCCCATCATTTAGATCTCTTAAAAATAAAGTTGCAAGAGCAGCAGACAGAGGATACTTAAAGGGATTAGATGGTAGGAAATTATTTGTGAGGTCTGAACATTCTGCTTTGAATACTTTATTACAGGGAGCAGGGGCTATTGTAATGAAGAAAGCGTTGACTCTGTTTGCATGGTACATAAGGGACTTGGATGCACGATTCGTTGCTAACGTCCACGATGAGTGGCAGGTAGAGGTGCGAGAAGATCATGCTGAAGAAGTAGGAAAGCGTGGAGTACAGGCTATCATAGATGCAGGTGCTTTGTTTAAATTAAAATGTCCTCTTGATGGAGAATATAATGTTGGACGAAACTGGTCAGAAACTCATTAACCCACAGACAGGAAGACCTTATTACTACAAGGATAATCCTGAAGCAGTTAAAGCTAGAGTCAAAGGTCACATGCGTATTGACGGAAAGTACGTATCAAAATTTCACCCACTTCATAAAGCTGGTAGCTATAAATCATTTGATGATGCAGCATTCTCTAGCCTTGGAAGATATACAACAGCAAAAGAAGGAGATGTATATGTCATATATAATCCTGCTTGGGTAGGCTGGTACAAAGTAGGCAAAGCAGTCGATGCTGATGATAGATGTAATTCATATAACACTGGTAGCCCATTCAGAGATTACGTCATCAAGCACAAAGTACGTGTAGAAGACAGAAACAGAGGAGAAAAGATAGTACATAGTAGAGCATTAAAAGAATGTCACAACCACTCAGGAGAATGGTTTGATATATCTTTATCTAAACTAATAAAGATCTTAAACTCATTGCCTAAAATAGAAAAACAACTCAAGGAAGAACAAGATGTCCAAGGAACATTCCAATTCTAAAAAACTAGACACTTTAGTAGAAGACATATACGAAACCCTGTCTTGTCTTTGTGAACAAAAAGACTTAGACATATCAGACGAGGCCATAGAGGACTTTGGAGAGCGTATGAAGGACGTTCTAAGGCACTGGTCTACCCCCTACAAGGAAGCTAAAGGGCTGCGTATGAGCAACATAGGCCGTCCTATGAGGCAATTGTGGTATGATGTAAAAGAAGATCTACCTGTTTTCAACAGATCTCATCCACAAGTATTCATTAAGTTTCTTTATGGACACATGCTAGAGGAAGTAGTTTTACTACTGTCTAAACTAGCAGGTCATGAGGTTACTGGTGAACAAAAAGAAGTAGAGGTTGATGGTATCGTAGGTCATATGGATTGCGTTATAGATGGTGAGGTAGTTGATATTAAAACTACATCAGGTTTTGCCTTTAAGAAATTCAAAGAAGGTACGCTACCACAAGATGATCCATTTGGTTACATGTCTCAGCTTGCAGGGTACGAAGAAGCAGAAGGTACAAACAATGGAGGGTTTCTTGCTTTAAATAAAGAGTCAGGAGAACTATCATTGTTCAGGCCCGGAGATCTAGAAAAGCCTAATGTTAAGTCTAGGATCAAGCACATCAAAGAACACCTAGAGACAGACACTCCTCCTGATAGATGCTATGTTCCTATAGCAGAAGGAGTCAAAGGGAACTTGAAACTAGCTGTTGGTTGTGTCTATTGCGCTCATAAAAACAAGTGCTGGTCAGATGCTAACAACGGTCAAGGCTTGAGAGTATTCAAATATTCTAATGGTTTGAAATACTTTACAAGAGTAGTAGCTGAACCAAAAGTAGAGGAGGTATCGTTAAGATCAGTATGAGTAGAACAGAAACATTTAAAAAAATAAGTAGACAAACAGAGCAACTTCTGGTAGAATGGTTAGCTACATTAGTTAGTGATGAAGAAATGAAACAGGTAAACACCAAGAACATAATGAAGTTTATGCCTGATCGAGACATTCACACTACACTTAGCTACGGTGTACGCTGTGTTCCTTTTACTCCTAGATGGATACGAAAGGAGTTAAAGAAAATGTACAAACATAATCCTGATATAGATATAGAGTCAGTAACCTTACAGGATCTAGAGTTTGCTGCTATGGAACAACAACAAGACGCTTCTAATAGGCATGTGTTTTAATGGCAGCTAGAAAACCTAGAGTCAAACGTCCTATAGAAAAAGATAAACCAGAAGGTTACGATTCTAAATGGGAAAAAGAACTACATGAAACTGTCCTTAAAGGATGGGAACATCATGGTAAACAATACCCTTACATCATCGAACATACTTATCACCCTGACTTCTTTAAACAAGTAGAAGATAAATTAATTATCGTAGAAGCTAAGGGTAGGTTCTGGGATTTTCAAGAACATAATAAATATGTTTGGGCTGCTAAGATGTTGCCTGAAAATGTCGAGCTAGTTTTTCTTTTCCTTAATCCATCTGCTCCAATGCCGGGATCTAAAAGAAGAAAGGATGGTACGAAAAGATCACACGCAGAGTGGGCAGAGTCACACAACTTTAGATGGTTCAGTGCTGAATCATTTCCTTTAGAATGGCAAGAGTTTTAAACTGGAGAACCTGAATGAGTATAGATAATGTGTCACCACAGGAATGGGATGCTTACAATCGTAGAAGGATTAACGCTATGAAAGATCCTAACAATTACAATAAAGAAGGCAAGACAGACCAAGAAAGTATCGATGCGTTAGATACAAAGATGGAGACAGATATATTTGAAACTGATAAACCTTACAATCATCAGACTGATTATATTAAAAATGTTTCTAATCAAATCAAAGATAACGTAAACAATCCTAGCCATTACAATTCAGGAGCAGTAGAATGTATTGATGCTATTGAAGCTATGTTATCGCCAGAAGAATACATAGGATATTTGAGAGGCAACAGCCTCAAGTATCGTTGGAGGTTCAGATACAAAGGTAAGCCAGTTGAAGATTTGCAAAAAGCAAACTGGTATGAACAAAGACTCTTAACATTTATAGAGGAGAACAACAATGTCTTGGGATCGAAAGGCTGAACGTAAAGAAAGATTTGATAAACGCTCTAAAGCAAAAGACAAACAACGAAGAAAGAGGGAAGGAGAAGATGGTTACAAACACTATGAAAAAGGAAGGTAAACAGTTTTATTTAGGAATAGAAATTGATTATGACAAAGAAAAAGATTTAGATAATTTTTCTTTAGACACTTTAAAAGATAGATACTTTTGGGGAGATGAAGAATATGCTCAAGAAGCTTTTGCAAGGGCCGCTACATATTGCGCTACTTATAAAGGGACTACTGATTTCGATCTTGCACAAAGACTTTATAACTACGCAAGTGATCATTGGTTTGGGTTTAGCACTCCTATACTTAGCAACGCTGGAACTAGCCGTGGCCTCCCTATTAGCTGTTTTCTTAATTCAGTTCCTGATTCAAGGCTTGGCTTATCTGATCATTATGATGAAAACATATGGCTGGCGTCTGGAGGTGGAGGTATTGGTGGGTGCTGGTCTAGTGTTCGCAGTAATGGGGTTAGCACTTCTAGCGGCAGCAAGTCTACTGGTTCTATCCCTTTTATGCATGTCGTAGACAGTCAGATGCTTGCCTTTAATCAAGGCGTAACAAGAAGAGGATCATACGCTGCTTACATGGATGTGTCTCATCCTGAGATAGAAGAATTTATTAACATGCGTAAGACAACAGGAGGAGATTTAAATCGTAAGTGTTTGAACTTACACAACGCTGTAACTGTTAATGATAAGTTTTTAAAAGCTGTTCAAGATAATGCAGAGTGGAGATTGATAGATCCTAAATCAAATGAAGCAGTTAAGATTATACCTGCTAGAGATATCTGGTGGCAGATCATT